TTGTATTACCAATAACAGTTGAGTTGTAAAAAGTAGCGGTGTAGCTAGTATTGTTCCAAATAATAAAAGTCTTGCTTACAGGCGGGGCAAAGATATTAAAGTTAGCGCCTAGAGTGCCTGCATTTAATTTAAGCATCGCATAGACGGATTGGTCTAATGCAGAAGAAGATGAGGGGCCGTTAACGTAGGTAAGTACTTGATTATTAGAACTTGGGCTTACTGTAATTGCAACATACCCTGCAATAGCCGCCTCGAAGATATATTGAAAGTTTGAGTTTGTCGTACTACCCCAAGCGCCGGCTTGGTCCCCAGAACCAATAAGTTCAGTCCGTAATATGGGTGAGTATGTAGATGCCATGTTTTATCCTTGTGAATCGTCTATTTGTTGCCAGTTAGGGTTTTGGGTATTACCCACATTTGACCAAGTAATGCTATTATTATTACTTACTGCTGACCAAGTAATAGTCTGGTTATCGTTGATTTTAAACCATCCACGAGGAAATTGCGACTCTGCCAAGAAAACGTTTTCGGTAATTGTTTGAAGAAAATTAAAGATTTGGGTGCTTGAATCTGCCAAATTAACGTTTTCAGTAATAGCGGACTGGAATTGGGCGGTTATTGTCTTTACGTCTGCAATACTAGAATTTTCAGTAATAGATAAGTAAAAGATTGAAATAATCGTGGCTACATCTGCCATTGTGATTGGCTCAGTACGAGATACCGCAAACTGGGCAACAATAGAAATAGCGTCCGCAACCGTAATATTTTCAGTAATACTAGAAGCAAACTGAGCAGTTATTGCCAGTATGTCGTTTTCTGTCGTATTTTCAGTAATACTTTGGACAAAAGCGCTTTGTTGGGTACTTGAATCTTGCACCGAGGTTATAGGCTCTGAACGAGTTTCTAAAGCGGCAAAGTACTGAACACTAGAATCGCCAGCAGTAAAGTTTTCTGTTTGCGCTGCAGCAAATTGGGCTGTTATGGCTGCGGTATCTGCAGGGTTAAAGTTTTCTGATAGGCTTTGTAGGAACGCTGACGCTTGAGTACTTGAGTCGGCTAAGCTAAAGTTTTCATTAAGACTAGTAACAAACAACGCAGCTAAAGAGTTGTTGTCAGTCATTGTGACGGGTTCAGTTACGCTTTGAGAATAAGCAAAAATCTGGGCACTTGAATCATTTAACCCAATATTTTCTGTAAGTGTAGCGGTAAAAGATGTCCCTGCTAGTGAAGCAAATGGTACTTGAGCAAAGGACGATATTCCAAACATGGCTTATTCTTAAACTGGAAATACGTTATATGTTGGTATTACTATGCTGTATTTCATTTTGTTTTTTTACGTTTTATATTAAAAAGTTTTACGATACCCAAGGCAATACTGGAGAAATAATTGTTGGGTTTAGTTTTTCTTGCAGTTCAACATCTAATTCTGCATAGTATTCTTTAATTGTATTTTCTCCAAGGTTTTCAATTACCCAATTAATCATTTCTTCTTGAGTTAAATCCTTATAAGGTATAAAAGTTAGTGTTGATTGATTAGGAATATCTGTAAATCCATTTTTCCAAACAGTATAATCCTCATTTTTAGCAGATAGAATCCAATAAATTTTGCACACTACATTAGTTTCTCCATCTTTTTCAGGAAAACAATCAACACTTGATATTGTCCACCAATATATATTATCCATAATTACCTTTATAAAGATGCCCAAAAAATTACACCAAATTGTCCGCTACCAATATTAATTGAGCCTGATGGTCCACCTATAATTGGCATAGAACCATAAATTCCAACAGTAGATGCGTTGGCTGATACAGCAAATTGCCTTCCACCATCTCCGTCTGAACTAGACATTGCGATTAAATCACCAACAGAATATCCTGAAACGGCTGATGTGCATATCCAATAAATTCCAAATTGTTTTGGTGTAGAGCCTAAACCATGACTCCAAGTTGTGCCATTAGCGGCAGTCAAAGTGCCACTATATGATTGTGCTCTAGCGGCATAAGATGTGTAATTGCTGCTATTAAGGTAATAGACCCAAGAACCAAAAGTGCCACCCGATACGTTTCGTGTGGCTAACTTGTTGGCATTATCTTCCCAACCCCAAGCAACTTGTGTGCCCCAATAATTGCTGCTATTGGTATGTCTAAAGTTTTGTTGAATCCACCAAGTACCACCCGGATTGCTTGACGTATTAGCACCCACATCTCCATTATATCTAGCAGTACCCGCTGGAGTATTTTGAAAATCAGAGTTCCAAGTTCCAGTAGAGCCTGTTTGATTTATATAATTGCTAGAGTTTAGGTATGTAGCGCTTGTAGCCGATGTAGCTGTTGCCGCATTACCACTAATAGCAATACCCCAAGTGCCAGATGCGCCCGAACCTGTTAATGAAGGGGAATATGAAGTGTAGTTTGCAGACGTAAGTAAAGTAGCTGTCCAATTAATATTGTTTCCGTTGCCACCACCAATAATTGCTCCAGCACTATTATAGTTCATTGCAAGAAAACCTTGAGTATCACTACCAGCCCAAGATATTACTGTTCCATAACTACTTAATCCAGAAAATGGGGCGGGGGTAGAATTCCATCTTCCCGCTGACAAGGCCCAACTATTTGTTGTGCTACCAAACATTTGTGAACGAAAATTGGTGGTTGTTAATCCATCAACCAGACCGCTTGAACCCGGCGCATATAAATTATTAACAATTAAACCTGTATTACCAGTAATAGAAGATACTGTTGCTGCATTACCGCTAATATTAGTTTGGTCGCCTGTGTTGGTACCTGAACTAGAACCAGAAAAGTTAGATGCAGAAATAGTACTTGAAAAAGTACCGGAGGTTGCGCCTATTGTGCCTACTGTAATGTTTGGTGTGCCAGTTAAACCACCTGCTGTACCTGTTGTATTTTGATTCCAAGTTGGAACTGTTCCAGATAAGTTGGCGTATGTATATCCAGTACAGTTAGTTAAAGTCCCAGAAGTTGGAGTACCTAAAACTGGAGTAACTAAAGTTGGAGAAGTACTTAATACAACCGAACCAGAACCAGTAGACGTAGTTACGCCTGTGCCACCACCAGCTGGCTGTAATACACCAGAAGAATTTATCTGCGAGCTTTCAATCGCTACGTTATTGGCTTGTGTCATACTATTAAGCTCCGAAGTTCATCTAAAGATGTAGCCGCACCAGTCATTGCAACGATAGGGTTAGTAGCGCCGCCTAATGTAGAACCTGAACCGAATACGGCAAGTCCTGTATAAACTGTTGCACCAGATAGCGTAGAACTGCCTGTACCGCCGTTGGCTACCGGAAGAACGTTTTCTACTATATTCGATAGGTTTACTTTGGTCAGAGCCATTATTTAACCTCATCTGCTGGTAAAGGTGCATTGCCTTCTGCTACCCATGCAAGGTATGCTTGGTAGTCTGTATTGGTTAGGTCAAAAGGAATGTAAGCACCATCTGATAAACGAACAACTACAGTTGTAGAAACTTCGTCAAACATATTTTTAATTTGTTTATACATAATCATAACTCCGCAGAAGCAGTAAATGTATTGTAATAATAGGCTCTTGATACCCCTGTAGTGCAAGCCGCAGTTGATGACATACCTATATTTGATATTCCAGTAGGAGCAGTTGAGCCAAAAGTTACACTAGCTATATTTGACTGTGTTGGAGATGCTCCAGCCGTAACTGTTGGAGTAGCTCTCATGCTTGGGGAAAATAAATTCGAACAAGCACAATAAGCATTAGTAATCCAATCAAAAGATACTTGACCAATTTGATAATACCTTTGGCAGTTATCTAGGCTAGTCTGATAATTTACATACTCAAAACCAGTAGCAGAACTACCTACTTCTAGTTGAACACCAGTAATGTAGAAAGTTGCTCCGTTTGTTCCTACTACGGATGTTGCTCCTGTGGCTGTTGTCACATTTGAGCCTGTCCAAGCACCTGCTGTTCCGCTTAATGTAGAACCAGCACCCAAACTAATCCAAACTCCAACACCAGTTGAATTAGTTGTGCTCCATGAACCACTTGTAGAGCCAATGATGGTTATTGATTTTTGTTCCCAAGTATTAGCGGCAGAAATAGTGTAAGTAAATGGGTAGTTTTGACCGCCTCGCAATGAGCCGCCAAAAGTTCCCGTTAATGAACTACGCACCCAAAATGACAAAGTAACTGTTTGTGCATTAGCAGTTCCCCAGTTTAAGTCTGCAATATTAAAACCTTCTATATTCTGATAGATAGAATAATAATCACCTGTACCAACAGAATAAGCTGATTGCGAAGTCACACCAAGATAATTAGAAAAACCCGCTGGCGGTGTTACAGAACCAGCATTTTGTTGTGCAATTATTTTTCCTGTTGTAGATTGTTGAACAACCCATCTATCTAATGTATAACCATTAATTGTGTTTGCAGTTGCCGCACCAGCATTTCTTTGGTCAATCACCATTGCACCATTGATGATGCGATTCTTCATAATAGAAGCGTTACCAGCACCTAGACTGGTATTGGTTACCGAGGTGTTGATTTTGTCTATTACTGGGGTTGTGATTGTAGGAGATGTATTTAAAACAACCGAGCCAGAACCAGTAGAAGTTGTTACACCCGTACCGCCATTAGCAACTGCTAAAGTACCAGCAACAGTAACCGCACCAGCAGTAGCCGTAGAAGGGGTTAAGCCTGTAGAACCAAACGAAATACTATTAACTGCTGTTGTTGTAGCAAGCGATGAAAAATACTGTACTTGGATTAAATCACCAGTAATTGCGCCTGTAGCTAAAACAATAGATGTACCGTTTGTTGCTGTGTAGTCGGCTTGACCTAGCTTAATACCGTTACGATAAACGCCTTGCAATAACGCTGGAGTATAAGTTACGCTAAATGTTGTTTGACCTGATGTTGCAGTAAAGTCAGTTGTAGTAAGCGTTGTAGAGCCGCCGGCAGCTTGCCAAGAAGGAATACCACCAGCTACTGTTAAAACTTGACCAGATGTACCAATAGGCAGCCTTGCAGCGGTACTAGCGGAAGCCTCATAAATAAGGTCTCCTGTTGTTGTCATTGGGTTTAAAGCATTAAATGCCGCAGCTGCAGTAGTTTGTCCAGTACCGCCGTTACCAATACCTAAAGTACCAGTTAAATCAGATGTTGGAATTGTAGAAGACGCTGTTAATGCACTTGTTCCGCTGCCTTTTACATAACCAGTTAGAGTTGTTGCGCCTGTACCACCAGCAGCGACAGGTAAAGTACCCGCAGTTAAAGCCGAACTGGATGTAGAGTAAAGAGCATTATTAGCCGCAGTAAATGTAGTTAAACCTGTACCACCGTAGCCAGTAGCAATAGTTGTGCCATTCCAAACCGCATTAGAAATAGTAGCGCCACCAAAGTTAGCTGTTGAAGAACTAAAGTCGTATGATGCTGGCAGCAAAGCATATTTACCCCAAGACCCAGCAGAAGTACTATTGTCCTCAACAAATATATAAGAATATCCGCCAGAAGGAACAGTATCAATTGCACCAGAAGCGCTATCAACAATAGTTACAGTACCACTAGAATCATTATCAAATGTAAAGCCTTGTCCATTAGCTATTGTGGTAGCTATAGGCAACTGAATAGTCTGTGTAGTTGAGCCGCTAATCCGCTGATAATAAGCAGATGCTACTGTTAAAACGGTTGTACCGCCAGATGCAGTAATTACGTTATATCCAGCAATAAAGTTATTTGCCGTTACATTAACGTTAGCATCCCGTAGAACAACTGAATTGGCGCTAGTACTAGAAGATGTGGTTACGCCTGTACCACCGTAAGAAACTCCAATAGTTGAGCCTTGCCAAGTACCAGAAGAAATAGTACCTAAAGCACTAACGTTTCCAGAACCATCAAGGTTGACAGAACGCTCGGATGGGTATGTAACAAATACAGTAACCGTGCCGCTAAATGTAACTGCAGAGCCTGAATTGCTAGACGCTAGGATTGTTGTACGAGTAAGTGTTCCGCCTGTGGCATATGTGCCAATACCTACTTCCCAATTTCCTGAAGTATCTGTAGCACCATAATAGGTTGTATTGCCGTTACCGACAACAGAGAAAGACTGGTACCCTGTGACACTTCCGCTTAATGTAAAGCTTACGGTTGTGTTAGCAGTACCGGTCTGTTGAACTCGGTCATACAGCACTAGAGCCATTTAAGACTCCTTAGCTAGTAGCGGTGGTGCTGTAAGTTACAGAAACAGTATCGCCAGCAGTTGTAACTTTAGCAGTTGTAAAGTTGCCTTCAGAATACAAAGTACCGCCAGTATTACTTTGAGTTGAACTTGCGCCTGAACCTGTAACTAAAAAGCAACCATATACAGTACCGCCCGCACCAGTAATAGTGTAGGTAATTGCAGTAGCTGTTGAAGTAGTTACGTTAGATGGTGTTGTACCTGATGAGCTAGATGCGCCAAATACGGCTGTACCACGAACTGCGGAACCACCGACTGTGTAGTTAATAAACTCAGCAGCGTTAGTAGTCACCAAAGTAGTCATGGTATCTGTAGCAGCTGGGGTCAAGCTAGCCTTTGTAAGACCGAGGTATGGTCCAACAGTAGTATATGTACCAGATGTGCGCAGGAGAGTGTCAAGTAATAACTGTTTGCCCACGGCAACTACTAGGTTAGGGACCTCTTCAGTCCACTTTAAATTGCCTTCTTTATCACGACATTCAACGTGGTAGTAGCCCTCAACACCAAGGGTTTCATTTGCCCCAGTATTTGCTTGTAATGTAGCTACAGCGTAATCGCCACAGCTTCCGGTTTCTTTATGCATAATTGCTCCTAATTAATTCTAATAATAGCGCTTGTTGAAGTCGCCGTTGGGAATGTTACTGTAAATGTTCCTGCTGCTGTGTTTGTTTTATCTGACCCAAAATCTATTACTGCAACTGCCGCATTAGTAGTAGCATTATATATCAGTGCTGCCCTAGCAGTAAAGGAAGCTGGGTTCCAAGTTACATTGGCAAAACTAATATAAGCCGTGTCATTTGAGGCGTCGTAGGTAGGCACTTGGCTGACTGTTAGCGTCTTACCCCCTGCGGTATATCCAGACCCTGTAATCTCGCCAGTCACGCTATATGCCGTTGTATCGGGGGTTAAATTGGCTAAAGAGGTATAAAGGGCAATCTTATAAACATAAGAAGTACCAGTAGCGGCAAAGTTCTCTCTCCCGCTTAAGCAGTTTTGTTTAAAAATGTTGCATTGGCCTTGGGAAATCATAAAGTAACCTCAAACCGGTTATTTTTAACCATATTTTCTTTCGCCGGGATTGCTTTTAAGTTGCCTGGGACATGTAATCCAGATACTAACCTACCTTGCAATGGGATTATATGGTCGACATGCCAAGGGCTTCCAGTTACTTTTGAAAGAAGTTTAGCTACTTTATATTCGTTATTTATACGTTCAAAATCAATAGGTGTAAGCCATTTTGGGATGCGTTGCAGCATAGCTGCTTTACGCTTTGCGCTAACTTTTGCGGCAATATGAGGGTTTTTTTCTCTATAGAGTGCCATAGTCTCGTAGCATTTATCTCTATTTGCTTCAAAATAAGCTTTTGTTGCAGCTTTAATTTTTTCTGCATGTTGTACATATTGAGAAGCATTATGCTTAACCACACTTTGTGGGTTAGCTTTTCTCCAAACCTTTAGGTGTATTGCACGGCACTCTAAGCACTCTCCAGTTTTTGCACGTCGAGGCGCTACATGTCCTTGTATACATGCTTTTCCAGTAAAATACCTAGATTCTTTTTTAAGGAGTGCGGCTTTTCTAGTAGTTTCCATCATAGCTGATTATAAGGTAGACTTGTTTGGCCTCGACGATATGCGTCATTTCTTTCTAAGCCATCACCTAAACGTTTTAATTGCCCGATAGCTTCGGTATATTTTTGTTCATAGTAAGTAACCATGTCCGCTTCGGACTTCATAAATATAGCAGCTTCACGCATAGCGCCATAGAGCAGTACTGGGTCATAGTTATCGCCAAGCCAGCTTACGCCATTAGGGTTATTAGCTGCTGTAACAGTAATACTAAACCCAGAGCCAGTTCCGCCAATATCGGTAGTACTTGCGCTTAGTACGTCCCCAGCAATATAAAAACTACCGCCATCATTAAGAACAACAGAAGTTACAGCCCCACCAGAAACAGTAATAGTTGCAGTAGCCCCTGCGCCATTTCCACCGGTTAAAGAAATATCTTGGTAGTTGCCATTTGTATATAAAGAACCGCCAGTTGGTGTTCCAAAACCAGAAATTTGACCCTGAACAATAGAAACTGGGTAATAGAAATAATGCAGCTCTACTTGGTAATTAGCATCTGGGGTAGGCCCAAGAATAAAAGACATCTCGTTTATATTGGTGTATTGTGAACCAAATAACCCATAATACTTAGGGGTACCAGTTGATGTAGGGGTGGGATAGCACTCACGAATAAAGTTAACGTCTTTATTTAAAAGATATGTATAAGGCGTTGAATAATCTGTGGAAAAAACAGCTATTGAATATGTAGATAAATAGTCGTCAGGCGCAGATAAATAAGGATTCGAAACCGTAAGTGTTCCCGTCACGTTTTTACGTAACGAGGGGATTTGAACGCTATTGTAGATTCTATCTTCAGCTTCTTGAACAAAGCGTGGAATATTTGTTACAAATAGCGGTTCAGTATTCTCACTATAGTCTTGTATCGCTTGAAAAAGTTGGACGTAATTCAAAGCTTTTTCCTATTAGGCTAAAGGTCCGTATGCTTTGCGGCCCTTAGTTGCGGCGCCATTACCACGAGTTTCAACGCCTGTAGTTTTTTGGGCTGGGTAATTGCCTTTGCTTACGTTGCCAACAGAAATATCCATTTCGTTAATGTATTTGCTGCCAGTTTCTTTAGACATAGCAGGTAAACCACTGCCTATACCTTGTTTGTCATAGGCTTCTGCAGGTAAGTTATTAGGGTTTTTACCTACTTTAATAGCTGGGCTATTTTTAGTAGTTGGTTTAACTTGAGCAACCATAATTAGAATCCTTTACCTTTTAGACCAGTAGAACCAAACTGGTTTACTAATTTGGCACGATTACTGCCATCAGCCTTACGTTCTTCGTTAGATACGCCAAGGCTTTTATTTGCCTTCATAACTTTTGCGCAAGGACCATCATCACCTAAGTTTTTACCTACAGTGAGTCCTTTTTTTGCAATACCGTCGCCTCTTGCCATGTCTTACTCCTAATTAATTGTTACCTGCCCTACCGCAGTTATTGTTACTAAATTGTTTGGTGTTTCATTATAGTCGTACGTTTGCCCTATAGGGTTCCACCCCCATTGAATCACCCTACTACCACCGCTAGGGGTGCCATTAGCTAAAACCCCAATACCACCATTTACAAATACATCCAACCCAGTATTACCAGATTGATAATAACTATTGTCCCGTCTTGGCTCCCGTACGGCCTGTGGGTCATTAACTGGATACATCCCCAATTGTAACTGAGGCTGGTCCATTTCCCAACATTCAGAGCATACTTTTATACTAACATTTTTAGTCTTAATCGTCAGTTTTTTCAGTTGCTTAAGTTTAAATCTAAAACCGCATCTATCGCATTCAGCAATTGCAAAACGCCCAGAGGCGAACATCGTAGTCATTATCCGTTACCTAAATAAGTCTGACGGGGGATAAACCTAATCGGAGCCTTTTCTCTATCCTCGTCTGCTGCTAATTGAAATTGTTGTTCATATTCGGCTTTTAAGGCTTGCGCACGAGGCATATCAACAGTAGGTATCTTAGCTGCTAAGTACCAAGCTAGGCCTGCTAC